GAACAGGCTCCAAAGCGTCAATGATTCGATCTTCTTTCCTAACGTTTGCACGTACTTCTTCAACATCTATAGCTTGTTTGGTCTGTTGAAGATGCTTTTTGAAGAGTTCGCATACTATTCCATCTCCGAAGTTGGTTTCGACGACGAGTTTTGTAACGGAATATCTATTACATCCTCGAAGAATGTCCAACAAGGTGCTGTCTGTGTACCCGTCTCTGTAAGCTCGCATTTCATGCAAGTATAAGAACCCATTCTTTTGGGATAGGTATGCTGCTGCTGTCTCATCTGTTCCTCGTCCAGAGGGGTCAACAGAGCAAATTGTTTCGGTGTAAGGTCCCCACTCTCCCTGTAACTGCATTGGAGAGTAAAAATAGTCTCCTGGGAGTCCCACAGTAGGGAGTTCTTTGATGACATTTCTGGGGTCTGCGCACCAAACAATGGAGTCGGGAGCTTCAGTAGGATTAACGGCAGTGACAACAAGGTCAGCCATCTTAAGTGGGAATTTTTCTGCATCGGATAGGGAGGTATCTAACATGAACTGGAGCATGAAGTTAGATCTTCCCATGGAAGCTTCACGATCTACCAGATCATCATCATCAAATCGGTCGGGGTCTGTACAGGCACCAGTATTAGCACCCATATCTATATCCTCTTGTAACTGAGGAGCTATTAATCCTTCATACTGTGAGAGGTTTTTGGGGTATCTTGCGGGCCAAACGAAGGGACGATACGAACGCTCTGCCAACTTACGATAAACAGTAAAAGTAGTCTGAGGAGTCCCGAGATACATAATACGAGAATCGTCTTTCGGCGTAAGGATGGATTCAGCTTCTGTACAGAGTTGAAGTAATTTCTCACGCATTAACTCCGTCATGGAGTTTCCAGGAACTTCTATATCGTCCAAAATCAT